TTAACTTTATTTCCATTTCAAGCTTTTATATTAGGTTCCTTATTGGGGTGGGTAGATAAGGAAACAGGGTACAGAAGATTCAGACAATCATACATACAGATGGCAAGACAACAAGGTAAATCTTTGTTATCGGGAGTGCTGACAACTTATTATGGAAACTTTGTAAAATATAATTATGGGTTGATATTACTATGTGCAACCAAACTTGACCAGGCGAAAATTGTATATAAAGAAGCGGTCAAGTTTATTAATAGTGATAATGATTTACAGGAACTATTTACAGTTAAGGAATATAAATCAGAGATAGAATGTAAAATGACTAATAATCTTATTCGAGCAATTGGACGAGATAGTAAGTCTATTGATGGATTCAGAGCAATTTATGGAAGTGCCGACGAATTACATGCACATGAAAATGGTGACATTTACAATCTTATAAAGGATGGTCAGAAGAAATTAAAAGAAGCATTACTTAATAGTATAACAACCGCTGGATTTAATATTGATGGGTTTTGTCATAAGCTTTATAAATATTGTAAGCAGATACTTGAAGGGACTGAAAGTAATGAAACACAATTCATTTATATTTCCGAACTTGATGATGATGATGATTTAGATGATATAAATAACTGGTATAAAGCCAACCCGACATTACAATATGATACTAGCGGGATTGCGTTAGATACATTAAAGAATGATTATGCCCAAGCGAAAGCAATGGGGGGCAAAGACTGGAATAATTATCTGACTAAGAATTTAAATAAGTGGTGTGAATTTACTGAAACTAAATACATGAATATGACCGCCTTTTATAAATGTGCGTGTGATATGACCCTTGAAGATTTTAGGGGTCAAGATTTTATACTTGGTTTGGACGCTTCAAGTGGTGGGGATTTAACATCAATTAGTTTTGAGTTTACATTTTTGAAAGGTGAGGAAAAGAAATACTTTATTCATCACCATTCTTTTATACCAGCAATGAGAGTTGCGGAGCATGAGCAAACAGATAATTCACCTTATGCTTATTGGATTAAAAAGAAACTTATTACCAGTACAACCGCACTTGGAGGAATCAAAACTGATTACAAAGAGATTTTAAAATATGTAAAAGATATGATGAGAAAATATGACTTAAAATTGAAAATGATTTGTTATGACCAAGCTAATGTGTCAGCGTTTTTAGTGGACTTGGAAGAGTTCGGGGTTGATTGTTTTGACATATACCAAACGAGTAAGTCATTAAATGATGCGGTAATGGATATAAAATACGAAGTTGAAGCTGGTAATATCTATTTTAATAAGGATGATGAGTTATTAATTTGGGCAGTAAACAACGCACAAATAACAACACCGCTACATGGAAAGATAATGTTAGATAAAAATAGTAGATTCAAAAGAATTGACCCAGTTGCAAGTTGGGTCGATGCTCATAAGTTCAGCATGAGGAATGAAGCGAAGCCACGAATATTAACCGCTGATTCAATTAAATCATTTTATTCTTAATGAAATGGGGGTAAAAATGAATAAGATTAAAGCAATATATAAATATATAAAGCTATTTGTAAGTGCAAATGATGCGGAAATAACCGCAATTATTAGTGCTTTTTTTATTGTGTATCCTAGTTTTTTAATAAATATAGAACTTGGGTACTATATTCTAGGGTTAGTATTTGCACTTTTAACAGTGTTTTTACTTAAATATCCTAGATGATAACACCGAAAGGGGGTGAATATTAAACATGGGTGTATTAAAAAACCGAATGAAAAAAGAAGATATTAAGAATTACAGTCTAGCCGATAAGAATTTGTTGAGTTTATTGGGGTTAGATGTTAATGAATTAAGTCAAAGTAATTTAGGTGAAGTTGTATTTTTTACTTGTTTAACTTTCTTATCCAATGCGGTTGGAAAATTACCAATCTATCAATATTCTTATGATGCGTTAAAAGGCAAAGAGAGAATCATGGATAATGGATTGAGTAATATTTTAAATTTAGAACCAAACCCATATATGTCAGCTTCAAGTTTTTGGAGTGCAGTTGAATTGAATAGAAATTTTTATGGTAATAGTTATGTGTATATATCCACCGCTAAGACTGGAAAAAATAAAGGTCAAGTTGATAGTTTATGGATACTTGACCATGATGATGTTAGAGTATGGCGAGATAATGCGGGTATATTTGGAACTACCAACGCAATATGGTATGTGTGGTATGACCGTAATAATTTTGGTAAGCAATATATATTTAGTTCCAGCGAAATATTGCATTATAAAACTAGTGTTACTTACGATGGAATAATTGGTATGGCTATAAAAGATGTTTTAAAAATGCAAATTGATACTCAAAAATATGGACAATCTTATATTAATACTTTGTATAAATCAAATATGTTCGGGGATAAGGTTATATTACAATATACCGCTGATTTAGACCCCAACGCAAAAGACACGTTAATAAGAGAAACAGAAAGATATTGTAATAGTAATAGCACTAGATTTTTACCGCTGCCACTTGGTATAAATGCAACAACTTTATCAATGAAGTTAAGTGATGCCGAATTTAGTGTTATAAATAATACAAATGCATTGCGAATTGCTGGAGCATTTCAATTATCACCCAATGTAATTAATGATTATTCAAAGAGTTCATATGCAAATAGTGTGAGTCAACAAACCGACTTTTATGTTAATTGCTTGATGCCTATTTTGAAAATGTATCAGCAAGAAAATACAAGAAAGGTTTTGTCTAATGATGATAAATTAGCTGGTAAATACCTTGAACATTCAATAAAGGATTTATTTAAACTAGACCCCACCGCACAAATGGACTTCTTACAAAAAGGTGTAAATAATGGAATGATTAAATTAAATGAAGCTAGAGAAGAACTAGGATACTCATATGTTGATGGTGCTGATGTGCTTTTGATGAATGGTAATTTAATAACTTTAGATGCAGTTAAAACGGGTGCTAACTATGGTGGCACTATGAAGGGGGGTGAGTAAGTGAAAAAGAAAGCTATTCAATTTAAAAATGCAATGGGTCAATCTAATCAAGAACTATATTTTTATGGTGATATTGTAAGTGATGAATGGGATAAGTGGAGTGATGCGGATACATGCCCACAAGATATTATTGATATATTAAGTCAAATCGATGAAAGTAAACCGCTTGATATATACATTAATAGTGGCGGTGGTTCTGTATTTGCTGGAATGGCAATATACAACATGTTAATGAGAACTAAATCATTTAAAACAGTTCATGTGGATGGGGTAGCGGGTTCAATATCATCAGTTATAGCAATGGCGGGTGATAAAATTGTTATGCCTAGTAACTCATATCTGATGATACATCACGCATTATGTGGTATTCAAGGCAATCCAATTGAGTTACGAAAAATGGCAGATACATTGGATAAAATTGATGTTGGAATGTTAGAAGTGTATAAAAGTAAGTTGGTAGATGGAGTTGACATTGAAACTATTAAAACAATGATAGACAATGAAACTTGGATGACTGGTGATGAAGCAAGTAAATATTTTAATATTGAAGTAATTCAATCAAATAATGCGGTTGCAAGTATTAGTAAATTAGATATGTATAATAAAGTTCCTAAGGAACTTAAAAACATGACTGATGATAATACAGATTGTTGTTTATGTGAACAATGTACATGTACAGATTGTAAAAAAGATACGTGCGAAGAACCACCAAACGAGGATGTGAACAATGAACTTGAATTAGCAATAGCAAAATTAAGAATCAGAATGTAAAAAGAATCATTTTAAAAGGATGGTTCTTTTTTTATGCCCAAAATTCAAAAATTAATTGATGAAAGAAGGATTTTTAAATGAAATTATCAGCAGAATTAAGACAACAATTAGCAAAATTAAGAGCAGAAGCAAAAGATTTATCAATAAAAGATGGTGTACAAGCTAAGGAAATTAACGCAAAAGCTGACGAAATTGATGTAATTGAAGCTAGAATTAGAGTTCAAGAAGGTATTGAAGCCGATGAAGAAGAAGCAATAAAAAATAAAATTAAGGATGTCGAACCAAATAAGAATGAAAAAGATGTTAAAAACCTGCAATTAAGAGTATTTGCAAAGGTAATGAGCGGTCGCCCAATGGATGGAGATAATGAAATTAAAGCATTATCTTCAATCACGGGTGCTGATGGTCAATTATTAATTCCAGTGGATATTCAAACTGCTATAAATGTTTGGTTAAGAGATTACCCCGACATGGCTCAATATGTTCAACATGAACCAGTATCAACTATAAGCGGTTCAAGAGTCTTTGAAGTTGAACCAGAGTCAACACCATTTGGAGATGTTGCAGAATTAACAACAATTCCAGATATGGGAAGTCCCGAATTTCAAAAGATAACATACGCATGTAACTATTACAAAGGTATGTTAAAAATTCCTAATGAATTACTTAAAAATGAAGCTGGTGGATTATTAGCGTATGTATCACAATGGATTGCTAAGAAACAAGTTGCTACAAGAAACATCATGGCTTTTTATGGTACTGGAACTAAAACTGATGGACTATTAGGAATGACTACAGGCGGAATTACAGTTGAAAAAGACTTAACCGTACCAGTTACATTAAAACAAATAGACAATATCTTAAATGTCACATTACCTATTGCAATTGCAAAAACCGCTGAATGTAGAATATACACTAATCAAAGTGGTTTCAACTATCTTATCGGTTTAGAAGATAAGCAAGGTAGAAGATATTTACAACCCGATATTACAAATCCAGCAGTTTACAGATATGCTGGAAAGGAAATTGTAGTATTTGACGATAGACATTTATTAAACGCAACTATTAATACCGTTTCACAATT